CCTGCTGGCCTTGCTCGTATTCCTGCTGACGTTGCAGGACCGCATCGGCTCGTTCGGTGGCCTTTTTCTCGGCCAGCCATTCAAGCTTATCCTCGATATATCGGTCGTCGAGGTGCCCGAGAGGATACTTGTCGGTGTCGGTGGGATCCGGCGCCGGGGTTTCCTGTGCCTGACGGTTATCACCGCCGTTTCCACCTTGCAAGCCCCTTTCGATATTTTCGAGGCGGGCGAGCAATTCTTCGTTGCCGCGCGATTCAAGCTGGCGCTGCAATTCCCGATTTCGACGGGTAAGTTCCCGGATCCGGTCGGAAGGCTTGCGCCGTTCTTTCGGCTGGTCGTCGCCGCCCTGATCGTCGTCCTGGTCGTCGTCGTCGTCGTCCTGGTCGTCAGCCGCAGCCGGCGTTTCCTTGACCTTGGGCGGGCCGCGCCGCTTGGCCGGCTTGGGATCGTCGTCGGTTTCAGGCTCGGGCGTCACGCCGCTGCCTGTCTCAACCTCGCCCGAGGCCACGAAATCATCGAATTCCGGCGTGCTGCCGTTTCCCGCGCTCATGTTCATTCTGGTTCTCCATTTTCCGGGATCATCTTAGCTTCCTTGCGTGCGTCGAAATCCCGGTCTTCGCCGGCAAGGCTGTTGTGCTGATCGAGAACGTCCATCACCTGACGGAATTCCTGATCATCCAATTGTGCATCACGTTCGAGGTTTTTGCCTTCCACGTCCGAGGCGCGGCTTTGGGCGTCGAGAATAGCCTTGTAGGCTTGGGCTCGTGCCAGATGTGCGCGGGCTTCGTCGTTTGCGGCCTTCGCCTGATCCTTGGCAAGCGCGGCCTGTGCCTGTGCCTGCGCGAGTTCGGCTTGCTGTGCCTGCATCTGCTGGTTCTGCTGCTGCACCATCTTCATTTCCGGGGTCATTTCGTCTTCCGGAATGGTGCCGGGCGGGAGCAGCATCTTGAACCGTTGCGCGAATTCACCGCTCTTCGGCCAATCCTGTGCTTCGGCCACGAGATCCATCACCACGCCCGCGGCCTGCGGCATCGCATTGACGAACGCCATCATCTGTTCGCTCGCGAGCGCTCGCTTGGTTTCGCTGGCCGGGCCGACCGAGACGGTGACGCCGTATTTACCCATCGTCACGTCCGAGTTCGGGTTGCTCGGGTCGTTTATCACCATCATGAGGCGCTTATCGTCGCGGCCGATCACCGCAACAATCCGCTTGGTGTCGTAGATGTAGGGGATCAGTTCGTTGATATTCTTCGCGCAACGCTCGTCGGCAATGCGGCGGCGATCGACGTAGATGTAGGTTCCCACATCGGAAACCATCTGGCGCTGCTGGATCGCGACCTTGGAAACTTCGTTGCTCGGCATTCCGAGCGAGGCTTCGTGGATATTCGAGATATCCTTGAGATCCTGGGTCGCAAGACCGGCTTCGTTGACCAGTGCGGCGTCGATGCCGGGCGGGGGAATGTGGACCGGCGCGTTTTCCCCATCGTTGTAGTAAAGGAAAGGGTCGTCGGCGGTCGGCGCACGGCGCCACTTGGCTTCGTGCCCCTTCACCGCTTCCGGCGTGGTGAGCCACTTGTTCCGCGGCGCGGCCACAAGCTGTTCGGCCACGGTCGAGCGCCAATAGTTGTGCAGCCGTTGCGGGTCTTTCAGGAACCGGATCAGGCCCCAACGGTGGATCTTTTCACCATCGTTGAGTTCCCATCCCGGCACGCGGTAAATCGGCAGCGACGAGATCGGATAGTCGTAGGGCCCTTCGAGAATTGCGTTGCCCGAGCACACATAGAGCCGAGCCATGCGCTTGGGCACTTCCCGAATATAGGGGGAGCCGTCCGAGCGGGTTTCAACGAAATTGATGTATTCGAACTCTTCCATGTCCGAAACATCGTGAACGGTTCCGTCCTGATAGAGCGCAAGGGTCTTGAAACCGTCCGTGACCATTCGCCAATAGGAGACGACGCGAATGGTGTCTTCGTGCAGCCAGAAGCCGCTATTGTTCCAAGTCTTTTCGCTCTCGAAACTGATTTCGGCCGCCCAAGGCCAGCGTTTCTTGAATTCCTGTTGCGGAATATCATCGCCCACGAAACCCCATTGAGCATCGGCACCGCTTGGCTCGATCGCCAGCGGGTCCGTGACCACGGAATAGGGATCGGTCACAGCCGAGAGGCGAATTTCTTGCTCGAAAACATCGTCGTCGGCATAGTCGAGCGAGAGGGTGAAATAGCCTTCGCCGCCGACGCACTGGTATTTCGCGGCTTCATCGCGGGCGAAATCGGCGTGCGAGTTCTTGAAAATCGACCGGATCAGACCTTCCCGGATCTCGGCGATTTCCTTGGTGCCGGCCTTGTCGGGATGAACACGGATTTCCGTCTCGTTCATGAGGCGGTTGCCGACGATTTGCGCAACGAAGGCGATCAGTCGGTTGAAAGTCAGGACGGGCTTGTTGGCGGTGCGACGGCGCTGTTCGACAATCGGATCCCACTGATTGCCGACCGTGAACTTGGCATCATCCTTGCCTGCCAGGATATTGTGCTCGTTGAAGCCGTAGCCCCATTCATACTTCGATCGCATATCCGCCAAGAAAGCGTCGGTCGTCTCGAAGCCTTTGGGGGTTTTGGCCCGGCTCCGAGGAATTTCCCGGTCTTCCCGGATCAGATTGTCACGAAGTCCTGCCATTGCCCATGCTCCAACTATGCCATCCAGCCATGATCGCCGGAAACGTCAGCTTCCCAAAAACGATCGTGGTCCCCTACTCCCGGCGATCGAACTTCGCGAAGCTGCACCCCGGCCCTAAATCCCTGCGGCTTATCCGGAGTGCTCCATGTATCGAAAAACTCGCGAGTTGCAAAGGTCAATGCGCAAGCGTCGGAAAGGTCCGATGATCGGATACCGCGAGCCTTCATGTCGGACTTGCTTTCGAGCAACCAATCGTTGTTTGCGCGCCACTTCTGCTTGATCGCGCTCATGTCCGAAGCGAGATCGTCGTCGTCGGGGATCGCACCGCCTTCAACCAGCCATTCCTTCATGTCGCCATACATTTCGGCGCGTCGGTTCCAGGGCCCGGCGCGTTTCGGAGTGGCCTGCTTGAACCGTGAGGTGCCGCCAAAGTCGATCCCCTTCACGATATCGGCATATTTACGGTTGAGATTGCGAAGTGACGAAATGATGTTCTGTCCCATCGACCCGCGATCCACATTCATGCGGTTGGGGCGGTATTCGTCGATAATGGTAGAAAGCCACGCCACCGCTTCGTCGTGCTCAAGCTTGTTACGGTGGATCACCTTGAGAATTTTGTCTCCGCGCCGGAAGGCAACGGCGAAACGGTCCCCGCCGCTGCCGGCTGGATCCACGCCGATGATCAGTGGAGCGTCGGGGTCTTCCATTTCACGCTTGCGAGCGCGCAGAACGATCGCGGGCTTGATAAACACCCCTTCGATATCGGCCGCGGCGAATGCTTCGGTTACGTCGATTGGGTATTCCTGCCGGAATTTGCCCGTCGAGCCGAGTTCGTGGATCTTCGAGCGGCGCCAGAGCATTTGCCCATCGGAGAGCCCATGAAGTTCCTGATATTCGAGTTCGGAGAGTTCGCCTTCCTCTTCGGCTTCGGCCAACGGAGTGAATTCGCCGCTCTCGGTGTATTCCTCTTGCGCGGTCCACGGCACGAAAACCGCTCGATAGCGGCCGATGCCCTTCATCGCGTCGTTGTAGCGTTTCCAGAATTCCCCGCTCGGGCCGGCCGAAGTCGTTTCGAGCCAGATTTCCGAAGGTGCCTTTACCCATCCTTCGATCTCGCCAATTCCGCGCTCGAAGGGCAACGGCTTGGGCGGCTCGCGCCAGAGCACGCCCCAAACGCCCTTCACTTCGTCAACGCCCTGCACCGACGCGGCGAAGTGATCCGGCGCATTGGTCCACCAAGCGGCTTCCGAGCCGTGGAAGAACGTCACGGCGCCACCGCGCCCTCCCGCCTTCTGCCCGGCCGTCGCCACCTGATAGGACGAGCCGCGCTTGATGAATTCCAGTTCCTTCGCGTTGTCGGTGCCCACCTGCGGCGGGAACGGGTGCTTTTCCTGCATGAGCGCGGTCATGCCGAACAGCACGTTCGAGGACGCCATTTCGTGCGAGAGAATGTAAATCCGCTGACGATCCCACAACGTCGCGCGCCAGTAGCCGCGGGCCGCTACGTAGGTCGAGAAACCTTGCCGGCGTCCTTTCAGGCCCGCGATACGGACCCAATTATCCTTGTTTAGCTGGTCTTCGGCCGCGGTGTGCAAAATCTCCTGTGCCTGGTTGAGCACGAGAGGTTCGAGATCGCCGGCCTTGGTCCGGATCCGCAAGGCTTCCTTGGCGAATTTGCGGAAGTCGGATTTCCAGAAGGCAACTCGGAGCGCAAGCCAACGCTCGCGCACTTCGTCGATGGAAATTCCCGCTTCGGTGGCGATCTCTTGCAGGTTCATTGCAGGAGAGTGCTCGGGGTCTTCGGAAGCGCCGGCTTGGTCGGCTGAAATGGCGGCTGGTCGATGCCGCCGAATTCCTTCATGACCCAAACGACGAATTCGATGTTGTCGTTGAACAACTGGCCGAGGTGGACCGCCGCTTGAGCGATTTCATCCTCTCCCACGGCGAGCGCGAGCGCCCGGTGACGCTTCTGGAATTCGAGCCCGAGCCGGCCGGCTGCGGCTCTGCGGTTGCGTGCGGGGCTCATAGGTCATACTCCGGGGTTGGTTCCTTGGGCGGGTCTTTTTCCTCGAACGGATCTTCGGGAACTGGCCGGCCGTCGATCACCGCGGCCGCAGCCTTCAAGTCGGCGATCAGACCAAGGCCGACCCACGGATAAGACGTATTTTTCCCGAGGTCCGACGCCCATTTGTCGAGGCGTTCGGATAATCCTTCGGGCTTTCCGTAAGGGCTCACATACATGCCGGTTCTCCTGCGGCGGTCAGAGGTCGTAGGTAGGTTCCACCTCGCGAAACTCCGCTTCGATCATCCCGCCCTGCCGTTCAAGGCGCGTGATCGCGTCGTCGATGGTGAGCGTCCCGCTAACGTCCACCTGCTGACTGCGCGAAATCATCTTGGGGAAAAGCTTGGTGTAGAAATCGGTCGGGTTTGTGTCGGCCCATGCCGCCATGCGGGGCAGGCCACCCATCTGTTCGAAACAGGACATGACCAGAGCGCCCGCGAACCGGCCGACATGCTGATATTGCTCGGCCGAGATCATCGGCAGGCGCGCGATATCCTTGGTAGGAACCAAAACATCGGTGCGCGTGGCGTTGGGTTCGGGCTGGTCGGTCATGATCCGCTCTCTCGTATCATGTGCATACCTTCGAGGCAAAGCCCCATTGTGGCATGGTGCGGATAACTCCCGGCCTGGAAAAACCGGGTGCCGCTGGACCCATCTTCCATTGTTCGCCCGACAAGCACGATAACATGCTCTACGCTGCCTTCGCTCTCGATACACTTTTTCGCGGCTTCGAGAGCGTCGAGCGGCCGGCTTTTTGCCGGATCATCTGCCTTGTTGAAGCGGGCAACTGCGATTTCGTCGGTCATGTCATTTCTCCAATCGCTCATAGGCCCGTTGATGGTCTGTCAACTGTGCTTCGCTGCGAAAGTGATATCCACAGCCGGGGCACTTGATCGGGAAGGCGATCGACGGTTTCATTCGGTGCAGTTCCCTGCGTGATGGGGGTCGGCATTTCATGGTTTGAGGTCGTCCCACAACGCTTGCCCGGCCGGCAGGATATGGAACGAGGCAGGGTTTGCCTTGCGCCGATCCTTTTCCGCGCGCCGGTCCTCGATCAGTCCCCGCTCTTCGAGTTTGATCAAGGCGTGCTGGATATGCGAGCGTTCGGGGATCCCGAGTTTCAAGGCAAGGTCTTTGCCGTTGATGCCTGGGTTAGCGATGATCGCATAGAGCAGAACGATATCCCGAGCCTTGAGCCCGGCCTGGTCGATCTTGCGCAGCCGCACGAGAAATTCAGTTGTGGGGGTCCGTAACGTCATATCACCAACTCCGGGGATTTTCCGACCATTAGCCAAGTTCCCCAAATAAGCCAGGTGCTGCTACAGGTCATAGGTCGGCTGGTCCGGTAGGGTGAATGCTTCGAGCCGTTCGATCTCGGCTTGGATTTCCGGCACATTCTTTTCGTAGCCCGGAACTGCCTTGCCCTTGCTATCGGTGCGCGCTCGAAGCATGGCCCGCAACTTCACCAGCCGCTCGCCGACCTGTTGCAGCTTCTCGATCATGCGAGATCGACCAGCCGGCTCTTGAGCGCGTCAACGCGGTTGAGTCGGGTATGCAGCCGGTCCATGAGCACGCCGAGACGTTCGAGGGCGCCGTTCGGTTCCCGCTGCTTGTCGCTGTCCGTTGCTTCGTACGGTTCCGGATAAGCCCCGAATATGCGATCGCACAGGCTATCGAGCCCGCACTGAATGACTTCGGCGCTGACGATTGCGTTCTGGATCGAGTGTTCGAGATTTTCCAGCGGGGAAGCCACGCGGCATTCGTTGATGGTCCCATCTGCCCCGAGCCGCGATCCAAAGCCCGCACGTTCGATTGTCGAGTTCATGGCTGTTCTCCTTCCGAAGGCGCGGCAACACTGCGACCGTACGTTTTGCGCTTGTGTTTGCTCACTGCCTCAGCCCCAGCAGTCCCAGCCTCTTCAAACATCAGTCGAAGGAGGTCATCTCTTGTAGGGTATTTTGCTCGGCCAACAATCAATAATGGCTCCTCTGGTCGCGCATCCGTGATCCTGCGGGCCGCAAAGCGGAGATATGCCGGATTGATATCAATGCCTATCCAACGGCGCTTCATCTTTTCCGCAACGACGCAAGTAGTTCCCGTCCCCACGAACGGGTCTACGACGATCTCGCCGTCAAAATCTCCGCTGGCACCATAGCTATAGAGCTTCATCAATCGAGCAGGAAGCTTTTCCGGAAAGGGTGCTGGGTGCCCCTCTTCTCGCTTAACGTCTTTCGGATACATGAACCAAACTTGCTGAGCGAGGTCCATCCACTCAGATCTGGAGAGCCTGTTGCCTTCCTTGGCTCCATCGCTGAATTTCGGCGGCTTGCCGGGTTTTACGTATACGTTAATGAACTCGATAGTGTTGTTTTCAAGGATATTCCCGGGGTAAGGATAGCTCCCAAACATCATCTTTGATGTCTGCTTCTGCCAAATGAATAGACTGTAGCGCTCTAGGTCCGTCTCAGCGATGATACGGGCCTCGTTGTCAAACGCGATGTTTTTGAGATGTCGCGTGTGCTGTTCGATGACGTCCTTAGGAATTGGCATGATTGGTGCGTTAATGCAGAGCTTGCCATTCGGCCTAAGGACACGGGCACATTGCGACCACACCTTCATCATGTCGTCTAAGTAGGCCTCATAAGTCGGCCAATCTGGCGCTTCTCCATCGTACTCTACCGCAGTCCAATAGGGGGGCGAGGTGATTATCAAATCGACTGAGCCGTCTGGCCAACTGGCCATTATCTCCGCCGCATTCCCAGGCAACAGTTTGCCGACCGACTCAGTGATCGATTGTTTGGTCTCTTCGTCGCGATCGCACAGGCTATCGAGCCCGCACTGAATGACTTCGGCGCTGACGATTGCGTTCTGGATCGAGTTCATGGCTGTTCTCCTGTTTGCCGTGCTCTGCATGACGGATATTGCGCAAACGGTCAATGGGCAAAAGAAAAGCCCGGCGAACCGTTATGGGACACCGGGCCTTGCAAGGCTTGGGAGAGGATACCTGAAAGGCGGGACCGCTTTACGCGATCACATATCGAATTTCAAGGGTCCGTCGCGGTCGATATCGTGGCCCCCGGTTTCGACCGGCTCACCCAGGGCGGGCTCGGATGGTTCTTCGGGCCCTGCACGTTCGAGGCGAAGGGCGAGGATCCCGAGGTAGGTTTCCATGCTGCCGCGCTGCATGATCAGAAGGTGCTGGTCGGTGGTGTGGAGCGTGGGGAATACCGGGCCGGCGATGAAGTCGCAAAGCTTCTGTTGCTTGGCGGCGAGGTCGGCGTGCTCTTTGCGGACGCGGGAAATGAAGGACATGGTGGGATCCTAGATCAGTTCGTGAGGGAATTTACCGATGATGTGCTGCCGAAGGTATGAACCGCTTCCCCGTTCCGGAGAAGATGAAGATCCAGAGAAGCCATCGGCAAGGTCTTTCGGCACCCCGGAGTAGCGGTAGGATTTGCCCGAAGCGAAATGCACGGTCAAGGTTTGCGTTTCCGCGTCGTAGTCGTGACGGTCCACATTGCGCTTCGGCTCTGACGTGCCAAAGGCATGGCTGCGGCGCGGGGCCTTGGCGGGTTTCTTCATTCTTCGCACTTTCTGCATTGGTCCATGAGCCAAGGGCTCGGGAAGGTGGCGTGCATGGTTTGGTCTTGGGGTCCGAAGCGGCGCGCTTCCCCAAACCAGTTTTCGAGCGTTGCCCCGGTTTTGTAGTTGCCCGCAGAACGACAACGAGCCGCGAGGCTTGCGATCGTGCCGGGGTGCAGGGTTTCGCCTTCTCTGCGCATTGGAGACAATTACCATGACGGAAGTTGATTGCAAGCATAAAAAATTTGGTGGGGTGTTTTTGAGTGTTGTGCCCATGACGGAAGTTGAACGGGGACTGGAAAAATTGGGTGTATCGCGCACCAGCACTATGCCCGGCCCACCGTCGCCGGCTCGAAGGTATCCCCCCTTTCCCGGCCGGCTGGCCTTGGGGCCCCCTTTTCGCGCATTGATATGTGCCGCAGCGTCACACGATTAAGGCAATGTGTGCCAGGATGGGACAGTTTCGCAATGCAATATTCCGTTGCGGAATGTTTACGATTTGTTAAGGTCTGGCCGGTATCGGGAAATGACAACAGGAAAGGAATTCGGAAAATGGCAACGTGGCACCAACAAAAAGCCGGGCTCGGCAATCTTTACGCTCGCCCGGAAAAGGGATATAAGGTTATTTCGGATAAGCCGGGCGAATTTGCCAGTGCAATTTGCTTTAATCGCAAACGCGATGCGGAAAAGCTGGCGCGTCGCAATGGCGGAATTATCATTGCCGCGAAGAAAGGTTGAAGCATGACAATCGAGCGGGAATTTATCGAGCGGCGCGCGGAACAAAGGCGCCAGAATATCGCAAACGGAATTCGGGCAATCCACGAACGGCGCGAATCTGAAAGGCGCGCGGCGAGCTCCCAGATTGCAGCTTGGATTGAAAAATTCGAGCGATCGAAAGGAAATTAAAATGCAGGTAACTTATATAGTCAAAAACTTAACTGAATCCATGCTGACAAGGCTGGACCCTGAAAAGCCTTACGATGCCTGGGCGCAATTGGTTAAATGGGCTTTTGGCGATTTGCGGCATTGCGTTACACAAAAATGCGGCACAGGCTCATTCGGGGATCGGGTGCGTGTAAATTCCTTGATCAAGGCGAATTGTGCGATGCAATTCAAAATTGAACCCCGCCGTGGATATAATTTGATAACATTCACGCTTGGATAGGGCGCGGGTGAATTCCGCCAGGCCAAGGATTTGCCCGGATCAAGAAAAGGGGCTCGGAGAAATCCGGGCCTTTTTTCTTGTCTGAATTTTTCTAGGTTGTCGATCAGGCAAGCGCAGTATGGCGGAGCGCAGCGAAGCGCAGGAGCGCAAGCGACGGAGCGCAGCGAAGCGCAGCATCGGCTATCTATCGCGCACGCGCATAAAAGAGAAAGCCCTGTTTCACTTGTTCTAGATATGGATTGAAACAAGCTTTTTTCAATCCAGCCTAAGCAAATCCGCCATTTTCACACAAAATCGCACGCAATGCAAAAAACCGTTTGACAGTCTCGAATTCCCTGAATATGGACTGAAACAAGGTTTTTCCAACCTGCTTTCAATGGAGCGCAAAAAAATGTATAAGCTAGTCAATCAATCGGGCAAGCCTCTCTGTAATGCCAACGGCGAGCTTGTCACCTTCTCGCGCTATGCCGATGCTTTCAATCATCGCGCCGCGCATAACCTGATTGGTTATCGCGTAATCGAAATTTGACGTTCAA